AAAGAAAAAAAGAGGATGATGAACGATTACGATACAAGATTTATTGTTCCAATCTTTAAATTGATTAATGATGAATTTGAATTTTGGGGTAGCGGTTTCATTGTTGGTGAATATTTGATTTCAGCAGCTCATGTTTTTGAGGAAGAAACACGCTATCAGATGAAGTTTAATAATATATTTATCGAACTGACTGGTGCTGTATATAGTAAATATAATAGAGGTGAAAATATTAGATTTGATATTCAGATATATAAACTGGATGATATTTTCAGTCCCTACACCTTATATAACGATGAGTATGTTTGGAAAACGGATTTGATTTTGGATGGCTACCACCTGAATGAAGATAATAACGAAATCATCCATGATGTCATCACTGTAAAGATCTTTGAGGAGGCCTATGAATATAATGGTGAACAAAAGCCCATTCGATTACATAACTGTTTTTCATTATATCCAAAATCAAGACCGGGTAATAGTGGTTGCCCTGTCATAAGGAACAATATTATTTATGGAATGAATATTTCTGAAGCCGGTGCAGCCGATTTTATGCATAGTAATGCGATCAGGTCAGATTTTATTCATAATATATTACAAAATATTTAGACATAATAATTGTCTTATAAACTACATTTTAAAACTTCGTTTTTAGTAACCTCCAATCATACAAAATGAAAAAGAAATTATTAGTTGTAACGGGAGCAGGAGCTTCTATTGAATTTGGTTTTCCTTCAGTATCTACGATAGATACAATATTAGAAAATGAATCTTTAAAACATTATCCTTTAGCATCAGATCCGACAAAGAGTATATATTCATGGATAAAAGCTCAGAATTCAAATAATAATAATTTTGAAAGCAACCTGTATATTATCGAATGTATATCAAGTCTGTTAAATAGTAATTCGGAGTATCAGCTTAAGCAATTTGTTGATGTTAACAATATCCCAATTCCTCATGTGACAGTAGAAGGTAAGGATAGACAAATGAACAGTAAAGACTTTGAATTCTTATATAATTATTTAGTTGACAGATTACTTGATGAGTTCCTGAATATTTCTATTGGATTGAAAACAAACAAGGCTGCACAATTGAATTCTATGAAAACTTTTTTTTCTGATTTGGGAAAAGATTTTGATATAAGCTATGTAACAGCAAATTATGATAACGTTTTACCTGAAATTTTTCCAAATGCAGTGACAGGTTTCGGGCATGATACAATTTTTGATAGAGCATTATTATATAATAATAAAGATTGGAATTTTGGTATTCCTATCCATGGGTCCATTTTTTTCGACATGCAAGGAAATATTGAACATTTAGTTGATATGCATGAAATTCACTGGAATAATAATTTGAATAATAGACGACAAAACAGTTCGGGTAGAAATAACAAAGAAACCAGAGAGGGGCTGTTTACAGTTAATTCAAACATTATAGCTGGTTATGATAAAACCAATCAAATACTGAGACAACCGTTCTATTCATATTACTCGATATTGGACAAATTGGTGTATGAAGCCGATGCGATATTATTTATTGGTTATGGTTTTCAGGATAACCATTTGAATCAGGCCTTTCCTTTTATTCGTACAGATACACAAAAATTCAGAAAAGTTGTCGTTATCGACTATTCACCTAACAGTCAATCGCTAAGAATAAGAAATGATGAATGGACATCTGGATTAGAGAAAACTATTCCGTACAATGCATCTAGCATGCACGATGGAAAACCCGGACTTGAACCAATTTTAAAAACCGACTATTATATTAAGAAAAACCTTTTGGAATCTTCAAAAGATGCCCGATTTCCTTTAGCAGTCTGGTATGGAGGTGCATTGTCTGCATACGCACATCCATCTGAAATAATAAAACATTTAAAATGAAAGTATGTAGATAATAAATAAAGCCGCTCCGATATCCCATCGTTGCGGCTTTCCCAAGTGATATGTCTACAATTTCAAATAGAATCTCCGTCCCCGATTTGAATATCAAACGGATTTAAGTCAAACTCATGTGTAATATTGGTGTCATCCTGTTGCGACTCCATGCCGTCCTCAGAAAATATACATCCTTTCAATGTTATCGTTGTTGTCGTCCAGTCATCACTGGCCAGTGGATTGGCAAACGATATAATCAGGTCGAATTCCCCGATGTCCATCAGTGAGCCGTAGGTACTGCGCAGCATTTGTTGTGTGGCATAGTCCATCGTGATGCTGGCGCTGTATGTTATGTTCCCAAACCCTCTGCTGACAGGTTTTCCGCCCATTCCATAGTTACTCTCGATCTTCCTCTTCTTGTTCCATTTTACCCCGCTTACCCCCTCAAGAGTAGTGCTTCCCTCATCTATGCCGAGCGCAGTTGACGAAAGTGTGATCATTGACCACGAGTAGGCTACATTATTTATAATAGGCATAGTCTGTGTTATTTATTTGTTAGCGATAATCCCTCTTCTACATATATTTTCGTTGCCACGCCTACCGGGACTATGACATAAGAAATCCTGAGAGTATCATTCACCAGTACATTCTGGTTCGGATCGATTGTTACGGCATAACCGGATATCTCACCGGCAGCCTGCATCTTCGCAAGAATATCCCCGATAAGCGTTTTAAATGCACTGATCTTTGAAGCAGCAAGAAATCCGGTAGCAGGGTTTACCATCAGCGGGCTGTTTACATATGGAAGTAGTGCTTCACGGACGGCGCGGCGTGATTTATTGATTGTCCGGTTTCTGGCTATGGTTCTGAAATCCCCTGTAGAGCACGTCTGGTCTTTCGAAATGTAAATCCCGTTTTCACGTCCGGCATAGCGTATTGGAAAAATATATCCCTTGTCGTCCAAATCGTCCAGCATTACCGGTGATAGCGACTCATACTGGTTAAGGCTGATAAATTCATCTTCACCCGTGAGATTGATATCGCCGAATCCCAGCTCTATATCCTGAAAGTCATCCGAGAACAGGTTGAACTGTTTTACCCAGGCAACCGACTCATGGACGCTTGCCCTTGAGATAGCACCCAGTACAGCTCCAAGAAATCCGACAGGTGTATTTCGTTCATTTCTTTTCTGCATTATATTCACCAGCTCTGTCCTCGATTGGCCGAATATCACGCTGATACGGGAAGACTCACAGATACAACTTGGTATCTTGTTCAGGTCGATTTGCTTACCTGCAACAGTATCGGCTCCTGTGTTAGTCGTGTTCGGGCTTAATATGATCGAGAGAGGCTGATTTTGTGCAGCCAGTGAAACAGCCTTTTCATTCAGCGTTTTCACCATATTCAGGTTATACTTTTCTTCTGCGCCGTTAAGTTTCCATACCGGCTGTTCTGTCCAGACTCCCAGTTGATTTATTGTTCCTCCCGAGGCTCTTTGCATGATCTCGATAGCGTCCCAGTTAGTGCTGCAATCGGCGAACATGACATAAAGTTTTCCACTTCCGTCAACATTTCCTGACATACGGAAAAACTCACGGATATGATATGCAGGGATACCATACATGAAATTTTCATTCTGTTCATCGTCTTCATCTGTCTGAACCCGCTCGATAATCCCAAAGTCCCTGATTGATTGTTTTCTGTTGGTAATGTACAGGATATCGTTAATGTCCAGATTGGGCTTATTATTCAATCCATAACCGGCTGAGAATAAATTGGGCTGGTGCGAAACATCGAATAACAGTCCGGTAACCTTCTCGTTGCCGGAGGAAGAGGTATACGGTATATTTCCGTCTACGTCTTTAATAATTACGTTTCCTAATGCCATTAGCTGGAGGGTTAAGGTTTGTGATAAGGATTTTCGTATAGGATTGCTTTTCCTCTGATATTTTCGGGAGTGTCCGCAGTGAATGTTCCGCCGGAAGAATCGACATATAATGTCTTGTACATACTGTATAACTTCAGTTTGGCTTTGACAAAATCCGGTATCTCGCCAACAGGGCCATTGGACTTGGCAACTGGAGCCGGTACTACTTTATCCTCTGTTTTTGCCTTTTCCTGCGTTGGTGTAGCATTCGTTTCCGGGGTAACTTCTTTTTCTTTCTCTGTATTATTATTTTCAGGATCGTTTATCTTCTTTGCCATGAGTTAAGTCAATAGAAAAAGAGGGAGAGGAGTTTGTGGCCTCGGCTCCCCCTCTTAGGTTATTTGAATGTGATTAAGGTGTTTTCTTATAAGCAGTGTGAACCACGATTTCAGCCGGACGTACAATGTTGACGTCGATCTTCATACGCATTTGGAAGAAAAAGAGCTCCGAGTTTGACTGCAAACGGTCTACTTTCAGTACCTCAGTGTCGTTCGCATAGTCGACGCCCATCCATAGGTTTGAGTCCATGGTGTTGGAAAATTGTCCCAAGGCAATCGTGTGTTCAGGTATTCCTACGATCGGGATTATTCTTTTCCCTTTGAAACGATAGCGGTTTACTTCAGTATTTTCTGAATACTTTACTAACTGATTAGTAATGTGCTGGTCATAAGCATCCCATGCATCCCATCCGATTACAAAGACCAGATCGGATTTTTTGCGGATTGATTTTGGACATTTTTTCCACATCGCATACAATGCGTTTTCTACTGCTTCTCCATCGACAAGCTCGGTATTACCGGAAATGATAACCTGTCCACCAGCAAGCGTTTCAGGGTCTGTAGCGTTCACATTGTCAATGACCCGCTTGATAAAACCGTCGAAGTATTTCTCTTTACCTCTACCGATTATTGTACTGTCAACCGGATTGTCGATACCTGCCAGAGCTTCCCCGCCTTTGCTTGAAGTCCAGATAGCGCTGCCGATATATTCGTTTTTCTTGTTGATCAGCAACCTTAACATGGTAGCCTGTATCTTCGGGTCGAGTTCTCTGAATACTAGGTTTCCTTCCGGTTGTGCGAACTTCCAGTATTTCTCATAGTCTCTTGGATTGAACTCCAGATATACCATGAAGTCCTGAGGTACAAGGTGTCGTTCTGTGAAAACATATTCGTTTTCACCGTTCGGTCCTTTCGAACCGTGTGCGCTTGTCGGCACTGCATTATTGTCCTGAATGACATCGCCCAGCTTAATAGCAGGAAGTGTATATTTATGCTGGATACCGCTTTTTATATGTATCAGACCTTCCTTGAAGGTATCGTTTCCCTGCGCCGTATAGGTCAGCAAATCTTCCAGGACTTCTCCTGCATAGCCGTTCTGTAATAATGATATTGTATCAGCCATTTATAGTAGATTTTGATTAATTGTTACTTCTTAGCTTCTTAATCTGCACTACCGTATGAGCTGTTACGTAGTGATGTATTCTACGGTCCGAAGACCTTCAATACGTCAATTTTAAAAGTTTGTGTTAAGGGTTCCTCAGTCCATTTTCCTGAATTCGAAATCCTTGCCGACAACGGCATTGACCTTTTCAGAAAGTTCTTCTTCGGTTGTTTTTGCTTCTTTTGCAGCAGCCTGTACATTGGCAGGATCTTTAGCGATTTCTTTGGTGATTTGTTCACGCACAGGAATCGAAGCCAGTATACTTTCCGCCAGTTCGAAATTTGATCCAGCCATTTCTACCCACTGCTCTTTAGCGGTCTTATCGATCTTTCCTTCGGTGATAGCATTTTCAACAAGTTCATCGATCTTTGTTTTCTGCAATTCTGTTTCCTTATTCCTGTATACATCGAGTGAAGCAGTTAGTTCGGATACATTGCTTTGTAGATTTTGGATAGTAGCATCCTTACCCGCAAGTATCGTTTGCACGTCTTTATTAGCTTGAAGCGCCTCGCCCAGTTTAGCTTCAGCACCGGTAAGCTCCGAAATACGCGCCATCACATCTTTCACCTGATAATCATCTTTCATCCCCAGCGACGCCGCTACGGCTGCATATTCGGGCGAGAGTGTTTTTTCTTCTGTCATTTGTGTTCGGTTTTTATGATTTTGATTAAGACTAGGGCTAGTTTTTTCAGAATGGTTATTTTCGATTTCAATAGTTGATGCCTCCATACTTATTTTTGACATAAGGTCTTGTATCTGAGTGGCATCTTCCAGTTCGGATAATTTGTTTTTTACTTTCTCACAAAGTTGTTTTGAAGTATAAAGAATATTTTCTGCCGGAAGAATCCCCGCCTTTACGGCTGACTTGGCATCGAAGTATGTTCCGTCCTTACCTGCATCTCCTTCCATAATGGATTTGATATGCTCCGTTTTCAGGCCGAAACGCTTGCGGTAGATAGTTGTTATCTGCTGTGTAAATGCCTTGACCAGATCTGATGTGCTTCCGTCTTCATTATCCGGCAGGAATGGGTTATGTATCATCAGAATGGAATAGTCCCGCATCAACGATTTATTACCGGCTGCCCAAAGGACTGACCCCATCGAAGCTGCCATACCTTCATTTATACATTCGGTTTCGATAGTTGAATTCTGGATCGTGGAATAGGTTGACATGCCATGCAATACCGAGCCGCCTTCACTGTTTATAAGAATTCGGATCAGTGACGGGCGTACATAACATTCCAGATAATCGAATTCATTGTTGAATTGTCTGGTAGAGTCTTCTGTAATCTTACCAAAAAACCGTATTGTAGCAACTTCGCCGGCTTTGGCTTCACCTACTACATTTTTTAAGTCTGTTAATTTCAT